TTCTTTAAGAATGTTTTTAGATTGTTTTTTAGACTTGTAAAATCTAAACCAACCAAGTCAATATTGGTATTGGCCATTTATCGGATCCTATTTAAAACTAGCTCGAGAGAAACAGGTTCAGTCTTATTTAGAACACGAAAATTTATGACAACCAACACTTCATGTTCATCCGCCTCGCTATCTACAACTACATCGATTAATTCTGCACGTGGTTCATAATTTTCTATTGTTGTCTTAATGTAATCGGATAGTGTTTGCTCCAAAGCTGGGCTACTGTTTTCAAACAGTAATGAGTATATGTCGCTTCCTAGCGTGTTATTAAACAATCGATCGCCTCTGTTTGTGAGTAGGAGATTACGAATCGACTGCTTAACAGCGTCCTCATTCATAGCCTTAGCGATATCACGCGTTACATCTAAACTAAGCAGGTCAGTAAAAAAATCAGAATAAAGTTCTTGCTTTCGGCGGATAGGTGTTGATGTTTTTACTCTTGTAACCAGTGCCATTTTAATTCCCTATAAACACTGTTGAAGATCCAGCACCAATCCCTTGTGTGCCGTCGGATTCTGAATCAGGCACAGCATCACCAATTCTAGCCGCACCTTTCGTTCCTCGATTGAGGTTTATATTCTTACCATTGATTACAATGTTCCCTTGCACATTTAAGGTAAAGTTGCCCTGTACTTCTATGTTCCAATCACCTTGAATATACACAGTTTTATTTTTAGCAACTATTTCATAATCATCACCCACTACTTTGTTCACACGGCGACCAGATACATCCACTTCCTCATAGGTACCAGACCTGTGATAATTATGTAGTCTCTGTGCGTTGGGTGTGTCGTCAACTTCAAATACGTGACCAGATTCTGTTACAACTACTTTGTTATAGGGATGTTTTCCTGCAAAGGCAGAGGCAGGTTCAGGTCCAAGTGGTTGTTTGTTTATCAAAGGTTTGTCGGCTGCAAGCTGTGGTATATCACCTATACCTGGTATTGATCCAAAAATAACTGGTACATTTGCTTCTTTTCCGTCTCAGAAAAAACCAAGTACTGTGGATCCTACTTGTAGACCTGTAGCGGATATACCAACCTGTTTAAGGCTTGCACTGATAGCCGGTAATATAACCGTGGCCCAAGGTAAGCCTGACGTTGGTAGACGTGCCTTGTTCTCATCATGCAATCCATGAACACGAACCTTTACTCGTCCTCGTTTCTCAGGATCTTCTCTGTCCTCAACGACACCAATAAACCACTGAAATCCTTCTTCGCCTAAAAATCTTGTAGTCATTTATCTTCCTATCTGCGCACAGTCGAACACGATGAAGTGTTTCAGCTTTTCTGTTAAAGTAAACATATGTCTGAGGCGTAAGATTAAATATGATCCTGTTGTTACTTCGTCGAAATTTTTACGACCCGTTGTACCCTCTAAAATTGGCATCTCAAGTTTTACTACTTGGCCAACTGCAAGCCCGGTATCGCCCGGTACCTTCACACGTGTTATGTCACTATTCATTAGTAGCACGAAAGAGTTTTTAGCTCCTATAATATTGTTAAAGAAGACTTGTGGTTTCGATCCATCTTTGACGCTTAAGAAACGTCGCTGTACTTCAGAGCCAAAAGTATCAATCCACTCAGACGTATTAGGTATTGTTTTTGTCGTATCAGCAGCCAATGAACCAAACTTATCTTGAAGGATGAATTCTTGTGTTTCAAACTTCTTTGTTGCAATGTCGAAGACACCGGTTACGTTTTTATAAACACCTTTTGATAAATTCCTAGCTGTTTCACCACTGTATACTGTTTGATAACTAAGCAAAGTTCTGAACGAAGCAGCTTGCTGTTCAGGCGACGACATTGGATTCTGTTGATAATTAAATACTCTGTTCTCCGACTCAACTTTTGGTAAACCTTTTTTAAAGAGACCCTTCAGGGTTGAAAAGTTGAAACCGTACTGGTTCTCAAAGAAAACATATGGAGATTCTGGGTCTTCAGCACCAACAGCTCTTTGTCGTAGAAAATCGATCGATGCCAGAGGTTTCAAATTAGGGAACACGAGTCTTTCTATTCCTTTCGTGGCATCAAAAAAGAAGGGTTTTTCTGTAGCCAGATCTCTCGTAACAATCCGCTCAACCATGTCACTTACAAGACCGGTCATGAAATCTCTTTTAACATGGCTGTTACGTAAATGCTCTTCACTCACACAATGAAGAAAGTACGTTACCCCCTTGCTTGTGTCAAGTGGGTGTATATTAGAGACCTTGAAGCAGCGGAACTTGAATGTTGCTGGCGAGCTTATACCTGGCGTCTCTACCTCAATCTCAACCTTCTCCTCACCAATGATTGGTAACTTTTCAATTAAACCGATTGAATCTAATAAAACTAATTCAGCATACACTGTTGGTTTCGTTAAATCTTCATAGATGTCAATTGCGGCAACCTGATCAACACTAACAACAACACCCTTATCATCGTTTGTTGATATCGACAGCGATTTTAAACGGAAATCACCTACTTCATATGGGGCTCGGTTCATGACTTGAGTAACCCTCGCATATCTTTTTCAATGACATCTATGTACGATGGTATAACCAACTCAATGTGACGTAAAGACTCGTTCGTCTCAAACTCAACATCAAACACACTTACAGGTGACCAATAACTTACCTCGTCCGCATCTAAACTAGACGCAATAGTAGATACAGAAGTGATGTTTGCTGTTACCGATGTGTTTGTTAGCACTGTTGTGATAGGTGTGTTTGCCGCCCATGTACCCGACACGTGCTTAATCACTATGTTTGTGCTGTTTGCAAAACTTACGGTGCCTTTAACAGACGACGATTGTTTTATTATCGTACCTTCCGCAACACTACCAAAGGTACCAACAAGCGATACAACTTTATTCGTTTCAATAGCGTCTTCTATTTCTTTTCTTTGATAGTTGATGATGATGTTGTTTTGATTCAATATCGGCGTCCAATATTGTTTTTGAATCGAGCTCAAAGCTGCATAGGCGGACGGCGAGAGGACTCTATCATCATTATCATAATTTACTCTGTAAAAGGCTGTTTGTTGCTGAGCGATTTCGCTCGATCCATACTTCGACACAATGAAGTCATCAAAGATTTGTTGCGTTTTTGGCCATTGGTGGAATGGATCAATAATATTATTTGTGAGGTACACAACCCAGTCATAAGAAGGATCCCCATAATATCCCTCAGCTATCTGATCTGGGCGTTGGCCTTCTTCAACGACATGTGGGAAAAAAGCAACAACGTTCTTTCTAACACTTTCCTCAAACCGAATACGTGTTATGATATTTGTAGCAACAGTGTTACTATGTAATAAACTAGGGAAATATTTAAAATATGACGCCATTGATGTACCTGTTTAAATCGGACTTGTTGAACGAGGACCTAATTCATCTCTTCTTGTGTATATTTCTATTTCTTTAAAAGAAAGTGAAACATCAACAATTACAGGATCACCTGTTTTGAAGAAAGCAGGCCCATTAGGTGAGTAGTTGACACTCATATTTTCAAGTACGCATCTCTTTATTTTATACGGTGGATTTTCAACAGGACCAAAAGAAATTAGACAGGTGTCTGGAAAAGTGAACGCCGCGTCTAAACTACCCTCAAGAAGACCAGGCAACATTCTTATTTTTAATTGTTTAATGATAGATTTTACAGTCTGCAATTCTTTTAAATTATTAGGCGCAAAACGGTAACTGAATTGGTGGGTACGCATATCCACATTTCTAAACAGCACAGCCAAAAAGGGGTTTGGTACCATTCCCGTCGTTTTTCTTATGAGATCTTGCCCTATGGTCCCTTTATTATTCTTCATGAAATTCATCGCCGCTGCTAATGTGGCCGCTGATGCCATACCTTTAACCGTCCCTCCTTCCGTAGCACCTCCTAAAGCACCTTTCACCATTGACACGGCGTCGTTACCTAAATTCGCACCCTCCAAAGCCTTCATTAAGCCCTCGCTCCCTACACCGGC